TTTATGAAATTTTATTTTTGTAAATTTATTTTTGTAATTTTATAAATTCTCAATAGATGTGATTTATTATTATTTTACTATTTATGAAATTTTATTTTTGTAAATTTATTTTTGTAAATTTATTTTTGTAAATTTATTTTTGTGATTTTATAAATTCTCAATAGATGTGATTTATTATTTTATTAATTATGAAATTTTATTTTTGTAAATTTATTTTTGTGATTTTATAAATGCTAAATCAATGTGATTTATTATTATTTTACTAATTATGAAATTTTATTATTGTAAATTTATTATTGTAAATTATTTTTGTGATTTAATAAATTCTTATTAGGTGTGATTTATTATTATTTTGCTAATAATAAATTTTATTTTTGTAAATTTATTTTTGTAAATTTATTTTTGTAAATGTATTTTTGTAAATGTATTTTTGTAAATTTATTTTTGTAAATTTATTTTTGTAATTTTATTATTGTAAATTTATTATTTTGTTAATTATAATATTATATTTTTATTTTTGTAATTTCATAAATTCTCATTAGACTAAATTTATTATTATTTTGCTAATAATAAATTTTATTTTTGTAAATTTAGTTTTGTAAATTTATTATTGTATTGGCGTTGTAAAATGGCTGTAATACTATTTTTATTCTTATGTAAAATATTTTTAACAATAAAATAATAAAAAAAATAGTAATACAACCATTAACCAACGCCATGATTTCAATGAGAATAATTATTTATGATTTTATAAATTCTCAATAGATGTGATTTATTATTGTGATTTTATAAATTTTTAATAGATGTGATTTATTATTATTTTACGAATTATGAAATTTTATTTTTGTAATTTTATTTTTGTGTAAATTTATTTTTATAATTTTATAAATTCTCAATAGATGTGATTTATTATTATTTTACTAATTATGAAATTTATTTTTGTAAATTTATTTTTGTGATTTTATAAATTCTCAATAGACGTGATTTATTATTATTTTACTAATTATAAAATTTTAGTTTTGTTAATTTAGTTTTGTTAATTTATTTTTGTAAATTTAGTTTTGTTAATTTATTTTTGTAAATTTAGTTTTGTAAATTTATTTTTGTAAATTTATTGTTGTGTTGGCGTTGTAAAATGGTTGTATTACTATTTTTATTCTTATGTAAAATATTTTTAATAATAAAATAGTAATACAACCATTTGACAACGCCATGATTTCTATGAGAATAATTATTTACTGATATTATAAATTTTCATTGAATATGATTTATTATTATTTTGCTAATTATAAAAAAATTATTATTATAAATTTATTATCATATTTTATGAATTCTCAATAAATATGATTTATTATTATAAATTTATTATCATATTTTATGAATTATCAATAACTATGATTTATTATAAAATTTCATTAAACATGATTAATATTTTATTTATAAGATTTTATAAATTTTCATTTATTTAATTAAAAAATTGAATTTATGAATATATTATAATTAAATGATATAATAATATAAAATGACATATTATTGCAATACATACGCGTTATTAGAGTGCCTTAATATTTTACCAGAGAATGTATATATCAAACCATTAGAAGCAAATTATAAAATTAAAATACCATATTTTTCATCTATATTTAGTTCAACAATTCAAATGTTAGCAAATATAGCGCCAACGACACACACAATCGCAGAACATAAATTAATAAATAATGATGAATGGAGAAAAAATCCAGAATGTATTTTAGGATTTAATAAAATTAATTATATAATGATAAATTTATTATTTGATGAATATCCATTGATTAAAAAAATACTTTTTACAAAAACAAAATTTAAAAATCGAATTTTTAAATTAGGCGATTTTCAATATTTTTATAAAATGAATATGGTACAAAATAAAGAAATTATAAAATATTTCAATAATATAACACCCATTTTTACAAATTGTAGATTAAATTCTGTTTCTGCTTTAACACAATTTAATTTTTATTATACATCTGATAAAAAATGGGATAATAAAGTTACATTATTTCAATATACGCAAGACCATCATTTTGAAGAATATTATGAATGTAAAATTTGGGTAGATGAAATACAATATACAATTATATTATCTTTGTTATCACCAAAATTACAAACAGAATTACAACAAATTACGTATATAAATAATTAATAATTTTTGTCTATATTTATATTTATATTTATTTTATAAAATATTATTAAATTAAATAAAATAATAATACATAATATACATAATATTTAATTAATTATTTATGGTATTAAGAATATTCAATACTTTTTTTCCAATTATATAACCAAGAAGAGGAGGGACAGCATTGCCAATAGGTTTATATGCTTTGCTAGATGGTTTATTTGGATCAATTAAAATACATGTTGGAGGGAATGTTTGAATAAGTGCTGCTTCACGAATGCTCAATCTTCGTTCATGTAATTCTAGCTCATTATTTTTACCATTTTTTATTCTTCGAAATTCAATATTTCCATGATGCTCTGCTCTCATTGTAGGCGCAAAATTATTTAATTCAGTCTCTTTTTGTCCTTGTCCTTTTGTAAGTTTTGCTGCTTTTGAATAAATTTTTTGTGCGGGGTCATCTGTCACATCGGGTTCTTGTAAATGTTTAAAATAATTTCCAATTGTACATTTTATTTTATTTTCATTAATTAAATTCCAATTTTCTTGTAATTTATTTTGTTTATCTAAACGAACCCCCATAATTATCACGCGCCATCGAGTTTGTGGTATTCCAAACTCTTCACATTTAATAAGTTGATATTTTACTTCATATCCAACATCAGAAAAATCCTTAATAATTTTCTTAATTGGTTCTTCGGGCATAGTCAATAAACCATTAACATTTTCTGCAACAAATACGAATGGTTTAATTTTTTTCACAAGTTCAACATACGCTTGATATAAAGTTCCGCGTTTTGATTCAAATCCTAAACGCTTACCTGCATGACTGAAATCTTGACAAGGAAACCCGCCAATAATAACATCTGCGTCCGGAAATTTAAATTTTTCTTTTAACAATTCGCGAATATCTTTAAGATGAAAATTATGGTCCCATTTATTTAGTTCAATAATTTTTTTTGCTTCTGGTAAAATATCATTTTGAAATACTATTTCAAATGGTAGTCTTTTTAAATTTATAAAATCAGTTGTCGATGCGTCAGAATCTTTATAATCTTCTATAACACTATTTTTATGAACAATAACCTGCTCAGCAAAACCACAATCTAATCCCCCCATACCTGAAAATAATGATAATACTTTATATTTTATAGCAGATTCTTAAATGATAGGTTGGTTTTTTGTAAGAAGATTTATAATCTCATTTTTATTTTTTCCACTATATCCCTTAATTTTTTTTTCTTTACAAAGAGAAATTAATTCAGCACAAGTTTTTTTTTGATAATCTATTTTTGGTTCTGTATTTGTATTTTTTATAATGAATTTCTGTTTAGTATTTGTTTTATTATTATCAGTCATTTTTATATTATAATATATATTTCTTTGATATGTTTAATATTCAATTTTTATAAATAAATAAATAAATAAATAATTATGATTTTCGTCTATATCCTTTAACAAAAAATTTTTTATATTTTTCATTATTGATTAGATCCACCCATTTAGTATAATATTCTTTTATTTTTGCTAAATTGCCACTATTGTAATCATCTTTTTGGTGTGATAACCATTTATAAAGGATTGCATCATTTTTATAACATGGGACTTCATTATTAACATCAAAATAATTTATTAGTAATGCTAGATTTCTATTCCATATTTCTTCATTAGTTTCAAAACAAAATTTAAATTGTGGATCTTCCATAAAATTTTCATATATTTTTCTTATTTCAGGACGTTTCATTATTTGGTCATGTTTTTTATATCTTAATTTTTGGTCTGTAAACCATTTCCCGATTTTTTTTTCATTTTCATTCTTACTATCTTCATTTGGTCTGCGGGTTTCTTTGAAAATAAATTCTTTACATTTGCGTAAGTGATGCAACCATTTTTCAGTATTATCAAGAAATATTATTTGATTATACTCTTTGAGAAATGCATCAAACATATTATATATACTTTCATTTTTAAGATTATAACGTTTATTTTTAAAATTTTGTATTTGGCTAATTAACCATAATCCTAATGTTTTTATATTATTTTCTTTACTTTCACTTGATGGTCTTTTTTTATTTGCTTCAATATATTTTTTTACTTTTTCAAAATTATTCATCCATATATCTTTATTATTTATTATAATACCCATACTATCATAAATTAGTTCATAATGAAAATTAACATTTTCATTATTTGTTATAGTTTTGTCAATTGAAATATATCCATTTAATGTTTTTGATTCATATGATTTTCTAATATGACTGTCATTTTTAGCAATTGTTCTAAGAAAACAATGAATATTTGTCTCATTATCTTTTGTTGAATATGGCAGAATAATATTTGCGATTGTTTTTGCTTCATGTAATCTTAATGCACGTCCAATAATTTGTATCAAAGTTGTTCCATTTTTTGGCATATTTATGAAACATACGCCTTTTGTTATAGGCGCGTCAAATCCTTCAACTAATATTTTAACATTAACTAAAAATGGTATAAGTCCTTTTTTATATTTATCAATAATTATATTTCTTTCTTTTTTAGGTGTGTTGCTATCAATATATTTAGAACAATTATTTTGTTGTTGATTTAATGTTTGATTAAATATAATGCCATCCTTTTGTGTATTACAATAAATTATAATATTTTTATAATTTTTTATTAAGTATTTACAAATGTCAATATTATTTGGATCATCAGCAAATATAGGAATATGAACTGTATAATCGCATAAATATTTTAAATTTATCATTTCTCTTATATCTTTATTATAATATTCAAATTTAGGGTTCTTATCAATTGTTGCTGATAAATATATATTATTATTATATTTTGTTAAAGTTGATATTGTTTGTATATATGTTGTTATATCATTTTCACTTATTTCTTCTATTTCATTAATTTCATTAATTTCATCATTATCATTATCATTATCATCTATTTGATAAATTTCAGGTTTATTTATATGATGTGCTTCATCAATAAATATTTTTTCAAAAATATTACATGGTTCAATTTGTTTAATGCTATTGAAAACGCATATTGTTATATTTTTAGTTTTATCAAATGTATTATTATTAGCACTACTTATAAGTTGGATTTTAGATTTATATTTTGGTTTATGTTTAATTATTTCTTCTTGTATTTGTTCCATTAGAATAATTCTTGGCACTAAAATTAAATATTTTTTATCATCTTGTAATGAATAAATTATAATTGAATTTTTACCAGTGCCAGTTGGTATGGAGATAATAATATTTTTCTTATTATTTGTTATTAATTCTATACATTCTTTTTGATAATCTCTTAAACAAAATTTAGTTTCAGGAATTTGATATTGCGGGGGTTGTAATAATAAATTTTCACAAAATTTGATGATTGCTTCTTTTTCATATTGCTTATCTATAAATAATTTCTTTCTTTCTAACAAATTTTTTGATAATAAACATTCATTATTTCTTGCTATAATTAAATTATCCCATCTAATAATTTTCTTTTTCGTATCATCATCATATATATTATCACTCGCAAAAAATGTC